CGCGGGCCAAACCCGTCCTTTCCACCCCAAAGAACCAACCCCGCCACTCCAAGACCGGCGCTACTCTTTACTCTGTCAAATTGGCAGAACGGATCGAACGAAATGCATTTCAAAGTTTGAAAAAGAGGGCCAAAGAACACGACGGATATTACAGCTCCTTCACTCGCAGTTTTCTATTCGACACCCCGGAAGACGCCGAGGCATTTCGGGGGACAGCACCAACATCCGACGCCACCCGCCCGACATCGGAAGAACAGCCCGCCATCCAACATCCGCTATTTGATAAAGCGGCATTGGTTCCGGTAGATTCATACTCTCCGAAGGCATATAATATGTACCGTTTTTATTCGGCAAGGGCCCGTGAGGGACTGGGATATAAAAAACAAAGTATCGTTCAAAATGACGAAGCCCGCGAACGATTCATCGACCATATCCGTAAATTGGCTGAACAAAGTGCAGACGCCGCTATCCGGTTAGTGGTGGAAATCAATAAGGCAGCAGAACAAGAAGAAGGAAAACCCGTATTTCCGCTCCAACACAGCATCTATGCGGAATTAGAGGAGGTACACGCCCGACAGACAGCGGAAAAACAACAATCGGAAACAGCCGACGATTCCGCTTCATCGGCCGGCACAGCTCCCGAATACGGGGCGCAGAACAAATTGGTAACGACTGAGCAATACGAGGAACTGAAACGACGGATGCGCGAGAAACTCGGACAACTCAACGCCGGCTTCGACCCCGAAATACTCTCCATAGGTGCACAAATGGCCGCTTACCATGTTGAGGCCGGAGCGCGTCGATTCGCCGACTTCTCCCGCCGGATGATCGCCGATCTGGGCGACGTGATCCGCCCCTATCTGAAACCTATTTACACCGCCGCCCGCCAAATGCCCGGCATGGAGGAATATGCCGCGCAAATGGACAGCTACGAGCAGGTGGAGGCGTTCGACATGGCCGATCTCGACAAGGCCGAGAAAACATCCCAGCCGACAGGAACGGGAGCACAATACCGATTGGCAGGAATATACGACATGACGGGGGCTGTCGAGAAAGACACAAACGAGACTGGCAATCTACGCCCCGAAAAGAACTTCCGCAAGGATTTGGAGCGATTCAGCCGTGCTTTCGCCGATGAATTGGGCTGGGAGCACGAAACGGATCGCAAGGGTAAAACCATCTATGCCCAGACCAATATAGCACCGGCCGGCGGCGACGGCTCGTTTACACTTTGGGCACCCGAAACGGATTTGGGCATTTATGTCAGTGTACCCGTCGCACCACAAAGCTACGACAACCGATACGGGTATTCTAATAACTTGAAAATAAAAGATATTATGGGCTTCGGAGAGCCAATATTATGGCGACTGCGAAACAAAGAACAAACCTTTTTACCCAATGGACACAATCGTTATGCCCCGGCAGATATTACCGTCGGCGAGCTGGCCGAACTTGCAAAAAAAGAATTAAATGCTTATCTTGACAACATAACAGCGGCCAAGACGCTCGACCATATATTACAAGAGAATCAAAATACACGAAACGATGAACGACGGGAAAACAGTAGCGAGAAAGACTATCCCGCTTATGGAGACGGAAGCCGCAAAGACGGCGCTTTGGGAACTGGCATTTTATCAGCCGAGAAGCCTGTTGCAACAGTATCGGGAGAATCCGGCGGAATTGCTCGATTCGATAGACCAGACCGTAACACGGGCGATGCGGTGGCGGCAGGCAGCACTCGAACGGGACGAAGATCCGGTAGTAGTGGACGAGTATTACTATCAACTCCTCCGACCGTGTTACTGTCCGGAGGAGCCGGAACAAATACCCATCAGCGAAAAAATGATGCGGGAGATCATCGCCACGTTGAAAAAGGTGGAGAAAGCGAAGTCGCAAAAAACACCTCGTACAAAAACCATGTAATCGAACGAGGACACGACCTCGCTCCGAGAGGCGAGGTTGGCAAGATCAAAGCCAATCTCGCCGCAATCCGGCTCATTAAAGAAATCGAAGCCGAAGGCCGCGAAGCCACCCCGGAAGAAAAAGCTGTATTGGAGCAATTCTCCGGCTGGGGCGGTATTCCAGCAATCTTCAAAATAGCCCATCCCTACCACAACGAACTGCGCGAACTACTGACAGCCGATGAATACGAAGCGGCACGCGCATCCACAACCACCGCATTTTATACTCCACCCGAAGTCATATCGTCGATATGGGATATGGTGGAACGCCTCGGATTCGACGGTGGCCGCATCCTCGAACCATCGGCCGGCATCGGACATTTTTTCGGTCTGATGCCTCTTTCGATACGGTCGAAATCGGATTTGACAGGAATCGAACTCGACGATCTGTCCGGCCACATCCTTCGTGCGCTCTATCCCGAAGCGCATATCCACATCGAAGGTTTCGAGCAGCAGCGCATACCTAACAACAGCTATTCGCTGGTGATCAGCAATGTACCGTTCGGAACGTTCAAAGTACACGATACGTTCGACCGCGATTTATCCTCACGTTTCGAGATTCACGACTATTTCATCGCCAAAAGCATCCGGAAGCTCAAACCCGGCGGATTGGGCGTATTCATTACCTCGACAGCAACGCTCGATCGGAGTGCAAATTTGCGGAATTGGGTCGTAAACGACGGTAATGCAGACTTCATCGGGGCAGTCCGTCTGAATACCGGTACATTCAAAAATACGGCCGGCACCGAAACCTCGGCCGACATCATTATCGTCCGCAAACGCGACGAAGCCGGGCCGGCACCCTATGCCGTAAATATGCAATCGACCATTACGGAACGCGAGGCGCCCTACGAACGAATTATCAAACTGTCGAACGGGAAGGTAAAGACCGAAGCAGCAACGGCACACATGAACTATAACAAGTATTTTCACGACAATCCGCAGTTCATGGCCGGCCAGATGCGCTTCGGATTCGAAAGTGGCGTGGAAATACGCCCCACAGAACAGCGCTGCGTCCCCACAAGCGACATAGACCAGTCCCGCACGCTCGACAGTTTCATATCCGCACTCCCCGAAAATATCTACACATCGGCCCCGGCACCCGCAACGGAGCGAATACCGCAAGCGGTCGAGGCCCCCAACAGTACAAAAGAGGGAGGACTTACGATCATCGACGGAAAACCATATATCGTGCGGTTCGGACAAGCCGTACCCGCCGACTGGAACTCGTTGAAAATCCGCAACCGCAGTAAAGTCGAAGCGTTAGGCGATTACCTGCGGCTGAAAAGTGCGATCACAGAGCTGCTCGATGCCGAACGCAATGATCTGCCGAACATCGAGCAACTGCGAGCCGAGCTTAACGACGCCTACGCTACCTTCACCCGTCGTTACGGGACATTATCAAGAAACACGCGTATTTCATTCCTGCGCGACGACGTGGATTTTCCCTCCATCGCAGCCATCGAAAACGACAAGGAAATCGTAACTCCCGACGGAAAGAAACGACATGACATCCAAAGGTCGGACATCTTCTTTCGCCGGATGCTGGAACCGACACGCGAACTGAAAGCCGACACGCCGAAAGACGCGATCGCCGTATCGCTCTACCGCTACGGACGGCTCGATATGCCCTATATCGCAGAATTGCTCCACATACCACAAGAGGATACAGAAAAAGAACTGCTCGCACAGGAACTTATCTATGTCAATCCGGTAACGGGTCTTTATGAGGAGCGCAACGAATACCTCTCGGGAAATGTCCGCGAGAAACTCGAACAGGCCGAGCAAGCCAATGAAAACGGACAGTTCGACGCCAACATCCGTGCGCTCGTGAAAATTATTCCGATGGATATTCCGCTGCCGCTGATTAAAGTATCGCTCGGCAGCACATGGATACCCATCGCCCTATACGAACAGTTTTTCAAAGAGACGTTCAACGTAACGGCCCATATCGCCAAAACATCGGCCAACAAGTATATCGCCAAAATCTCGAACGAAGGGAATACGGTCGATACCAATATGGGGATTCCGCAAGCGCCGGGGAGCAAACTCGCACTCGACCGGATGAACAAGACGCAGACCTACATCAGTCGCAGCGAATACGACCCTTTGGCTCAGAAAGAAAAGCGTGTCAAAGACCCCGAAGCGATGACGCAGGCCGCCATGAAACAGACCGAGCTGGAAGAACGATTCGAACAATGGATTAAAGGACAAGATAAAACAACGACCGATAAGCTCGTCGAAATATATAACAGAACCTTCAACAGCACCGTCGAAAGACAAATCGACGTTTCATCGTTCGATTATTTTCCCAACGCCACACACACGAAGAAGCCGCGCGAGCATCAGAAAATCGGTGTCATGCGAGGTTTGCAAGGAGCAACGCTGCTGGCACACGAAGTCGGCACGGGAAAAACCCTGACCCTCATAACTACGGCAATGGAGATGCGGCGGCTCGGTATCGCCCAGAAGCCGTGCATCGTCGTACAACGCTCGACATTCAACCAATTCGCCTCCGAAATAAAATCCCTCTATCCGGCCGCCCGTGTCCTCGTTCCGTCCGAAAAAGACCTCACGGCATCGCAGCGGCAGGAATTATTCGCAAAGATCGCCTATAACGATTGGGATATTGTCGTACTCTATCACAGCTATCTGGATGCCATACCGGATGCCCCGGAGCGTGTCAATGAATATATCGACACGCTGATCGCAGAGAAGATGCAACAGCTCGAAGAAATCGAAGCCAATTCTCCGGACAATGCCAAACGGCAGGCTTATGCAATCAAGAAACAGATCGAAGGACTGGAAAACAAGAAAATAACGGATAAAACAGTCAAAGAGGAAGAAAAACTCAAAGCACAGGCCCGTACTCGTGCATTACGTCTGCTCGACCGCCGCACGGACGAGACGATGACCTTTGAACAGTTGGGAATCGACGCTTTGCTGGTAGATGAAGCACATGCCTACAAGAAGCTCGGTTTTACCACCAACCTGCAAAATATCAAAGGTATAGACCCTGCGGCGTCGCAACGGGCGCAGAGCATGAGGCTGAAAACATCTTATATTCTGGCAAATAAACAGAACAAAAACGTCGTATTCGCCACCGGAACACCCATATCCAATACAATGGCCGAGATGTGGACGTTCCTGCGCTATCTGCTGCCCAAACACGAACTTGAACAGTACGAGATCGCCGATTTCGATTCCTTTGCGAACAATTTCGGAAATATCGAGGAATCGGCCGAGTTTGCCACAAACGGCAAATTCCGCGTAGTCGAACGCTTCGCCAGTTACTCCAACGTGCCGGAACTGCTGGCGATCTGGAAGAAAGTCGCGCACACCGTACTCACGGAGGATGTACCGGATCTGCGCGAAGGTGTAGGAACGCCGCGCATTGAGGGAGGCAAACCGAAGGATATACTGCTCGACCAAACGCCTGCGCTGCGGGCAATCATGCGCAGCATACGGGAAATACTGACTCAATACGACGCTATGTCCGGTAAGGAAAAACGTCGTAACTCCCATATCCCGCTGGTCATGTTCGGACTGGCCAAACGTGCGGCAATCGACGTGCGGCTGGTTAATCCCGCTCTACCGGACGATCCCAACAGCAAAGTCAATCATGCCGTGCGCGAAGTCGTAGAAGATTTGAAAGCAACGGCCGATTACAACGGCACCGTTGCTGTTTTCTGCGACGCCTACCAAAGCCGCGACCACAGCTTCAATCTTTTCGTGGATATGAAGCGTAAATTCATCGACGCCGGCATACCGGCCCAGCAGGTCGCTATCATCCACGACTACATAACGGACGCGAAACGCGAGGCGCTCTACAAGCAAATAAACAACGGCGAAGTACGGATCGTACTCGGCACGACCGAGAAATTAGGTATCGGAGTAAATATGCAGGAGCGTCTGCACATGCTCGTCAATCTGGACGTACCCATACGTCCTATGGACTACCTGCAACGCATCGGCCGCATTGTGCGGCAGGGCAATCTGCACCTGCAAATGGACAAACCCGTGCGTATTCTGCGCCTCGGAGTAAAACAAACGCTTGATGTTACGGGCTACCAACGGCTGAAAATCAAGGAATCGTTCATTAAGCAGGCAATGAAGGGCGAGGTTACGGAACGCTCGCTCGAAGAACCCGAAACCGACAGCAGCGACAGCACGAATTTCGGGCAGATGATGGCCTCACTCTCCGGCAGCGCTGCGGCGCTCGCCCTGTCGCTCGAACAGAATAAACTACGCAAGCTGAGAAACGCACGCGACTACTACAATCAACATCAAATATACGTCGCACATGAACTCAAACGACTGCAAAACGTCCTTCAAACAACCCCGCAAATAATTGCTCAAATCCGTAAGAAAAAAGATTTCCTGCGAAGCCTGTTTCCGGACGATAAAGTGGTATCGGTGGAAGTGGGAAAACTCAAAGCCTCCGAGCCGGAAAAAATCGAAGACCTGTTCGTTCCGCTCTCGAAACGCATCGAAGCCGAAGCGGATGCCCTCCGCCAATCACCCGACCGTACACAATCGGACATGACACTCCGCATCGGAATCAACGGCAAAGAGTTCGACATTATAATTGTTTTACGACGGAATTACCTTTCCAATGAAAAGGAGCGCATCAACCGCACGATTTATTACCAATGCAACGAATGGCGCGACCTGCAAGGCGAAGCCGGAGCTAAGATGATTAACGTCATCAGCCAAGTCGAAAAAGTGCTCTCCGGTGAGGAGTACGACGCCGAAATACAGAAGCGGCAGCTCGGAATGGAAACGGCACAACAAGCCATCGAATATTTACAGACGCAGGTCGGCAATGGATTTCCCAAACAAGCAGAGTTGGAGGCGGCAGAAGAACGCATCGCCGAGCTGGAAGAGCAGATGAAAGTGGAACTGGCAGCGATCGAAGCACAGGAGGAAACCGACAAGTCCGGAACCGCAACCATAGACATCGACCCTGACGAATTGATTGACGACAATGCAGGAAACGGCCTCCGCTTCCGCGACGGTGGCAATCCGTTCGGTTCCGACGCCCCGGCAAGCGATGCGGAGTTGGCTCGCCGCGTTCGCCGGATCGCCCGCACGCTGAACACTCCGGTCGAGATTATCGACGACCTCGATGCAATTACCGATTCCGACCCGCTCGTGCAACGTCGTAAACGACACTCAAAAGGTTTTTACGACCCGCAAACGGGACAAACGTTCATTGTCCTGCCCAATATTACGACACTCGCCGATGCCGAAGCGACCGTATTGCATGAAATTGTCGGACACATGGGCTTACGCTCGCTGATGGGCGACCGTTTCGGCGACTTTCTCGATAAGGTTTACAATGGTCTCGATACCGAAGGGCGCAGCCGTGTGGCCGACATTGCCCGCGAGCAGGAGCACCAATCCTCCGGCGCCAAGCACCGCCAGGCAAATACCCGCCGTCTGGCAACGGAAGAATACCTCGCACATTTGGCGGAAGGCGACATCACGCCGAGCCGCTTTGCCCGGATCATCGGCCGTATCCGCTCGCTGCTACGCGACATATTGCGACTTCCGCTGCGTATCGGCGACCGCGACATCGCTTATTTGTTGTGGTTGTCGAAACACCGCCTGCAAAAAACACGCACGGCCGCCGAAGCCGTCGCCGCAACAGCGACCGAACGACGCATCCGTAAACAGCTTTTCGGTCGTTCTGAAAACGTGCGTTACCGTGCGATATTCGACGACGCTACACCTGAAAATATCGAACGGTATAGCATCGAACGCTACATCCGCGAGCATCATATCACCGGAGTTTTACTCGGCGAACATAATGCCGATGACTTCGCTATGCGTGTATATGGACTGCTTGATGACATGGGCCGAGCCATCATTGACCGCATGGGCAATGATCGTTTGAAGGCCATGCGCAAATACCTCGCATTATTCGACCTCCAAAAGCTCACCGATCAAGAAAGCTATCGCAGCATCATCGACGAACTGGTGAAAACCTTACCCCAAGAGACGAAAGAGCAAATCGTGCGCTCCATGCGCAAACACCTCGATTTCGTCCTCTCCGACAACTACCGCACTCCGTTGCGGCGACGCACGATGAAAAGCGAACGACCTCTACCGGAGAATTTCAAATATGCGAGCGAGTATGTCGAAGAATTGCTTAAAAAGAAACGGGCACAGCCCGAAATGGCTCCGCCGGCCGGAATCGAACCGACTGTGATTTACGACAAGCGGAATTGGAAAAGCCGTCAGCAACTCCGGTTCATAGATAGCACTTTACCCGTCGAAAGATTACAGGAAGAAGTCGTGCGGCGCGGAGGCAGCATCGACGACCTCACGGACATACACAAACATTTGAACCACTTGACAAGCATCGCCAAAGTCGCAATCGACAAATACACGAAAGAGTATTTAGACCCCATACTCGACCAAATCGCAGCCATAGCCCGTGAAACAGGCATGACGGAAACACACATCATCGACTACATCACGGCCGAATCGTCGCTCGAACGGCAGGCAACGGGGATTGCGGCCCTATCCCTCGACCCGCGCGATGCGTGGAACGAAACGCTGGCCCGAAGTATCGTCGCAGATTTCCGCCGCCGGGCCGGAGAGATTCCGACACAGCGATTATGGCAGCGAATCAATGCGGCTAACGACCGCGTGCTGGAAATCCTCGTCGAGGACGGAATGTTAGCCCCCGAACACCGCAAGTTGATAAAGGGGCACGGCTGGGACTACTATGTACCCTTACGGGATTATGATTACAACTACCGCGACCAGAAAGGCGAGCCGGTGGCTTTCGATGCGGCCGACGTGTACGACTTCATCGACGACAGTGCGGGGCCGCGCCCCTTACGGAAAGTGCTGCACGAAGCCGAAGGACGTATCGCAAAGCCCCGCAATCCGATCGCTCAAATGGTGAATATCGGTATCGGAGCGATCATCGCCGCCAAAACCAACAGGGCGAGGCAGTCGGCCTTACGGTTGGTGCAGAACAACAGCCGCAATTCGGAAGACTTGTTCCGCGTCGATAAGGTCTGGTTGGCAAAAGGCATCGGCAACAGATGGGTTACGACGACCATAGACCCCGCCGTCGAGGACATCGAACTATCGAAGGCGGCACGTAAGGAGATCGCCCGGCTGAAAAAGGAGATGAACGCGGCACTTCAAGCACACGATGATGAACTGGCCGACTACCTGTATAACCGTATCGAGGAGACCGAACGGTTCAACATTGTCCGCGAAGCCGAATCGGGCAGTCGTTTCGAGCACGAAGGACACTTGGGACATTCTTACGAACGACAGCGCAATGTGGAATGTTACGTGAACGGTATCCGTTATGTGATAACCTTCGCCGATCCCGCCGTGGCGAACGCGATCAACCAGTATAACCGGCTGGCGATTCCAAAATGGCTGGATGATACGGTCGGGAACGCGACACGCTGGCTGGCAAGAGCTTTTACCTCCCGAAATCCGGCGTTTGTCGCAGCGAATTTCCTGCGCGACGTGCAGCACGCCGCGCTGGTACACGCCATCGACAAAGGCGGGAATCTCGAAGGATTCGTGCGTAACATCCCTGCAAGTATGGCCGCAATCACCCGCGAACTGCGAGGCAAGGCCGAGCCGCTGACCATCGCCGAAACCGGGACGCTCGACGTACTCGACACCGCCGATCGGCAGGAACTAATCCGGCAATTCGGCCGCGAACGGGTCATGGACACGCTTTACGACTATTTCCGTGAAAACGGCGGGGAAACGGGGTTCGTACATAGTAAAGACATCGCCGAGGCCGAAAAGGAGATCAAACGTTACGTTGCATTCCGCACGGGGCGTATAGGTGAACTGCTGAAAGCAACGCAGCGCAGCGAACGCGCCGGGGTATGGCTCTCGTATGCTGCCCGCAAAAGCGGTATGCAAGCAATAGGCGTCGCGCTGGAAAATGCCTCCCGCATTGCCGAAAACACATCCCGTTTGGCGACCTTCACCACATCGCTTGAACAAGGAAAATCGCTCCTTACGGCTATCGACGATGCAAAAAACGTTACGGTGAATTTCAACCGTCGCGGTACGGCAACCCGGCCGCTCGGCATGTTCTACGTCTTTTTCAATGCTTCGGTACAGGGAGCGGCACAGGTCGCACGAATCGCCATGCGTAACCGGAAAAGATTTGCACAGGCTGTTGCCACGCTGACGGCGGCTGGATTTCTCGACAGTCTGCTGCTTGATTTCTTCCTCGCCGGAAGCGGAGGCGACGGCCGCGATCTGGCCGTTACGGAATACGAAAGACATAACCACCTCATCATCCCCGGCATGGGAAAGCGCGGTTACTTGAAGATTCCGCTTCCACAGGGATTCCGGGCTTTCTTCGGCATAGGAACTGCCTTGCATGACCTTTACCGAGGAAAACTCGGCTCCGAAGATGCCGCACGCATGATGCTTACGATGCTCTATGAGGACTTCTCGCCCGTAGCTTCGCCCTCATCCAAAGGAGATGCGACACGTGTACTGATTCCTACGGCTTTGACGCCGTGGTACGACATCTGGTATGCCGGAGAGGATGCGTTCGGTTATCCTGTCGGACGCCGCAGCTACTCGACGACGGCAAACTATCCGCTCTCGGAAATGGGACTGAGAAACGTAAACAAAGCGATTTATTACCTCTGTCGAGGGATCAACAGGTTAGGCGGCGGCGATGAGAACACACCGGCCGGACTACGCAAGAACGGAGAAATCGACCCGCTGCTGCGGGGTATCTTCGAGTACAACCCCTCGCACGTCGAACACGTATTGACCTATTACGGCGGCGGAATGGGTAAGTTCATCAAAGACATGGTGCACACCTCGCAGGCGCTATTCACCGGAGAAGAAATCAGCAGCCGCGATCTGCCCGTAATAAATCGCTTCTATGGAACGGCACGCCCCGAAAATCCAGCCGAACGGTATTACACCCTCCGCGACCGTCTGACGAATATCGAAGCCAAATATAAACGCATGGGGCCGGCACTCGACCGCACCGATCCTGCCGTACAACGGAATCTGCAACGTATCGCAATTTTCAAGGCACACCAAACGGCGGTGAACAAGCTGCGGGCGATACTTGCCGATACGCGTCCCAATACCGCAGCTTATGACCGATTACAAGAAGAATTGAACGAAACGATGATGAACGCATTAAACGAGGACGACCATGTTACGGAATATTGATACCCGGCGGTTGAAACTGTTGGCCCAAACGGATAAAAGCGTCGCTCGAACACGCCGCGAATGGGAGCAAGGCACGATGCGCTACGCCGACGACAATCTAACGCTCCTGTGGCGTTGTGCGCGGGATTGGGACGCAATGGACTACCTGCGCAAAGAGCACTCCCGGAATCTGCGATACAAGAACGGCGACCAATGGAGCGACACGGTACCCGACCCCGACCATCCGCACCGGACGATCCGCGAAGATGCGCTGATCTCCCGCAGCGGGAAAGTGCCGCTCAAACACAACTATATCCAGCAATATATCCGTAATATTCACGGACAACTCCTTTCGTCGCCCACGCAAACGGTCGTATATGCCCGCAGTCGCGACGACCAGCCGCTCGGAGAAATGCTGACCAACGCCCTGCAAGCGTGCCACCAGCTCAACAGAATCCGAAAAATAGACATCAACGTTGTTGAGGAACTCTGTCTGACGGGGATAGCCTGCGCGAAGGTACGCTACGGCTATTGGAGTACCAAGAACCGCACGGACGGAAAAATCGACCTCGTGAACATCAACCGGCTATTTTTCAATGCCGACATCGAAGATCCGCGACTGACAGACATCCGCCGCATCGGAGAGCTGCACGACTACACGTTCGACGATTTGGTGCGCAACTTCGCCACATGCCGTGAAGACGTGCAGGCATTACGCGAAATTTATGGCATCTGCCACGACCATACAAAGCTGGAAAACCTCTATGAAAATCACGCCTCACGGCTTCAAAATCTGAATTTCCTATACACGAACGACCTCGGCAAATACCGCGTTATCGAGGTGTGGGAACGCCTCGGCCGCTGGGTACTATACATACATGACTACGCCGACGGAACGGAGGAGATATACACCGAACTCACGATGCAAGAAGTCGAAGCGATCAACGCCTCGCGCATCGAGCAAGGTATGGCCGCAGGGATCGCCCCAGACACAGTGAAACTCATCTACGCCCGTGAACAGTACGAATATTATTGGCGGGTGAAATACCTTACGCCGAACGGCTACTGCATCAAAGAGACCGAAAGTCCCTATGCACACGAAGAACACCCCTACGTGCTTGCGGCCATGCCCGTAATCGACGGACGGTTCAAAGCCGTATTATCGGACGTAATAGACATTCAGCGCTATATCAACCGGCTATTGACCCTTTTGGATTTCATCATCGGAGCCTCGGCAAAAGGGCTGTTGATGGTTCCGCAGGAGTGCATACCCGACGATATGGACATTCAGGATTTCGCACGCGAATACGTCAAAACGAACGGCGTCATTCTTATCAAAAAAGGGGCCTACGACAAACTCCCGAAGCAAATATCCATGAACGGCACCAATATCGGAGCATGGGAAATGTTCGCGCAGGAAATGAACATCATGCAGCAAATCAGCGGACTGAACGGAGCGGTACAGGGGCAAGTTCCGCGAGCCAATACGCCGTCGAGTCTCTACGCCCAGCAAGCACAAAACTCGATGATGAATTTCGTCGTGCTGTTCGAGAATTACAATATGTTCTGCGAGGAACGCGACGAAAAACTGCTTAAAGTCCTCATGCAATACTACACGACCCGTCGATACATCGGCACCAATGGTAAAACCGCCGGAGAGATGGCGAAATTCTACGAGCCGGAAATGGCGCAGAAAATCGAAGATTTTAACCTCACGGCCGCAAAATCGAACGATACGCCCGTATTCCGGCAAATGACCGACGACCTATTGATGAAACTGCTCGAAAGCGGCCGCATACCGCTCGAAATATTCCTCAATAACTGCTCGCTGCCGGGGGCCGACAAACTACTCGCCGAGGTCAAGTCTTTCAACGAACAGGCCGCAGCCGGTCAAATCGACCCCGAAGCCCTTACGCAGTTGCAACAGGCGGCACAACAGAACGCCGACCCGAACGCTATGGCCATGATGCAACGGTATATGGATGCCAATTAACATATCTGCCAAAAATAAATTCACTTTTTTAGCGAATTTTTGAAAATAAGCACTATCTTTGCAATGTAAAAATCAGCAATAATGATTGTAAAATTCCAAAAAGAGTATCTATCGGAATTATACTACGAAGGAAAGTGTAAAGATAGAAAACACCGTTACCAACCGACAATAGTTAAACGCTACAAGCAACGTATAGATATTCTTAACGATGCAAGTTGTATCGAAGCTCTTTATCAGTTACATTCATTGGGGTACGAGGTACTGACTGGAAATAAAGAAGGTATTTCCTCAATCAGAGTGAATGACCAGTATCGGATTGAATTTTTGGTTTCGCACGAAGCCGACGGGAAAGAGCAAATAACGATTTGCAATATTATTGAGTTGTCGAACCACTATAAATAA